CAATGACCCTGAAATAACGATAGCGATATTCAGCTACAACAGGCCGACTGCGAAAGTGTTCCTGCGGTCCATAAAGACCGAGTTTGAAAAAAACGAAAAGCTGAAGGAATTGTTCCCTGATATTTTTTATGCCGATCCTGCAAGGGAATCTCCAAAATGGTCGGAAGATGACGGCATTGTAGTAAAGCGGAAAACGAACCCGAAGGAAATGACCGTAGAAGCGTCTGGCCTTGTAGACTCGATGCCTACCGGGAGACATTACAGGCTCAGGATATACGACGACATCGTAGTGCCTGCTTCCGTGACCAGTCCTGAAATGATAAAGAAAACTACCGAGGCGGTAGAGTTGTCATTCAACCTTGGAACCATAGACGGACCTGACGAGCAGTGGATGGTTGGAACCCGGTATCACATGGCTGACACTTACAGTGCACTCATATCCCGCGGGGCTGTAAAGCTCAGGCTGTACGGGGCGACGAAAAACGGGAAGTTCGACGGCGAGCCATGGGTCATGGACAGGGAGAGGCTGAGTAAAAAGATAACGGAAATGGGAGTGTACGTCGCCAGCTGCCAGCTGTTCAACAATCCGGTGATGGAAGGCGAGCAGACATTCCAGGAGGACTGGCTCCAGTACTGGATACCGAAGAATCTGGACAACATGAACGTGTTCATGCTGGTAGACCCTGCAAACTCGAAGACCAAGAAGTCCGACTATACGGTGATCCTCGTGATCGGGCTGGCCGCGGACCAGAACTACTACCTCATAGACGGGATACGTGACAAGCTGTCGGTGCGGGAACGGAGCCAGCGCGTGATGAGCCTCCATGCCCAGTACCGCCCGCTCGTGACCGGATACGAGAAGTACGGAATCCAGACGGACATAGACTTCCTGGAGGAGATGCAGGCGCAGGCGCAGTACCGCTTCAAGGTGACCCCTCTGGGCGGGAACATGTCCAAGACAGACAGGATCAAGCGGCTCCAGCCCCTGTTCGAGGCGAACCGCTTCTACATACCCGAGAAGCTGGTGCGGGTGGATTACCAGGGGAAGGCGTATGACCTGACACAGAGCTTCATCCAGGACGAATACCTCCAGTTTCCGTACATGGTGCACGACGACATGCTGGACTGCATGGCACGGATCACCGACGAGGATGTAAAGGCGTTCTTCCCCTCGCCGGGAAAGTTCGACAAGCGGACAGGGCTCGTGCTTGTGGACGACGAGAGCGATACGGTATATGATTACGATACATACGGGTATGTCCAGTGACGGTAAAAGGGAGAAAGCAATGGAACAGAACCTTGACATAGGTCCAGGGGACGAGCAGGCGAGGAAGGTCGAGGACTATTGCAACGGCATGTTCGAGGACATGAAGCGCGAGCGTGCATACATCGAGCCCATGTGGAAGGAAATCTCCGACTTCATGCTTCCGGAGTATTCCGGCTGGGACTTTCAGATCGACGAAGACATAACCGCCGGGGAGAAGATATTCGACGGCGCTTCGATAGCGGCACATTCCCGCCTGGCAGACGGCATCTTCGGCTGGCTTGTTTCCCCGACCATCCCGTGGCTGGAGTTTGTTCCGAAGGACCCGAAGAACATCGACAACAAGAAGTTCATGGAGTACATGAAGGAACTCCAGATGTACCTCTATGATGTCTTCAACCGCTCGAACTTCTACGATGCGATCAGCGAGGACCTGCACATAGGCTCGGGGATCGGGACTTCGGTCATGACGGTGGACAACGCCGATTCCCTGGAGCGCCCGGTGTACAAGCCGCTGCATCCGAGGGAAATCTATATAGCAGAGAACAGGTACGGAGAAGTCGACACCCTGGCAAGGCGATACCAGATCACCCGCCGGCAGCTCATCCAGGAGTTCGGATCGGTCATGGATGCCAAGAAGAAGAAGGAACTCATGCAGGATCCCGGAAAGATGGTCTTCATGAGGCACTTCGTGTTTCCGAACGAGGACTATATCAACTCTGGCGAAGTGAAGCTTGGATCGAAAAAGAAGTTCCTGTCGGTCCATATCTGCGAGGGGTTCTCTCCATCCGGATACCAGAAGCAGGACGGTGGATCGATCCTGAGGCTCTCCGGAATGGACGAGCGCAAGTTCGAGGCATGGAGGTTCTACCATGCTTCCGGCCAGGTGTACGGGACCTGCCCTGCAATGAAGGCAATCTACGACATCAAGATGCTGAACATGAAGGCCAAGACCATGATGGACTCGGACCAGCTCGACGCGAAGCCACCGATCCAGACCAGCGAGCTCATGAAGGGCAAGCTCCGGATTGCTCCAGGCGGAGTAACCTACGGGATGGACGAGGTGCGACCGATATTCAACCAGAGGACCAGCCAGCGCGGGATAGAGTCAATGCAGCGGAGTGAACAGATCCTGCGTGAGCACTTCAAGACGGACTTCTTCCAGTCGATCAGCCAGCTCCAGGCCGGTTCCCGCGAGCGCACATCAAACGAGATAGACCAGGTAAAGGCCGAATCAGCCGCAGTCATGGGTGCCGTGGTGGGACGGATCCAGTCCGAACGGCTCGATCCGCTCATACGCATGACGCTCCTCATCGAGCGTGAGGCCAACCGGCTACCTCCCATCCCTCAAGGCCTGGACCCGAATTCTGTCTTTGAACTCAGGTTCATGGGTCCTTTGGCGCAGAGCCAGAGGAAGTATCTGCGGGTACAGGGCATCACTGCCGGTCTTGGCGCAGCCATGCAGCTGGCACAGGCAGCCCCGGACTCCCTCATGAATTTCGACCTCAACTGGGCAGCACGGGAGCTGGCAGTCGCCAACGGATACCCGTACGAAGGGCTCCTGGAAGTGGAAGAAACCAAGAAGATGCAGCAGCAGGCCGCGCAGCAGAGGGCGCAGATGGCACAGGCGCAGATGGAAAACGAGCGGATGGCTGCAATGGGACGAGCTTCAAGGACCCCTGAAGAGGGCAGCCCGACGAGCAAAGCGATGGGAGGCAGGTAAGCCAATGAAGATATCGGTATGCGGCGTCCCGCACGAGATAGTCATGCGGGAGCCGAACGGAAGGGATGACGCCAATTACGGGAAGTATGACGGGAAGACCGGAAAGATATTCATAGACAGCACGATGCCAGCCGAAGTCAGGGAATCCACGATACTCCATGAATGGATGCACGGGGTGTACGAGCAGAACGGAGTGCAGCACGAGGAACAGCATGTGGCCGTAATGGCTGCCGAATTATACCGGCAGGGATTCCGCGTAAAGATTATCGAGAAGGGGAAGAAGTAATGGCAGTCATAGAGAGCGAAATCCAGGACAAGAAGACAAGGCTTTACCGTTCGGTGTTCAATACGGTGGAAGGCAAGGAAGTCCTGGCCGACATGCTCGTGGAACTCAACGTATTCAGTTCCATACCCGCTGATGACCTGGAAAGGAACGCGCTCCGCAACTACGGAATGGCGCTCATGTACAACCTGGGGATCCTTGTGGATGGAAATATAGAAGGCATCATTGACAAGCTGTTGTCATTGGACTATAAGTCTATGGTTGTAGACAAGGAGAAATAACACATGGCTACGATTCTTGATTCCTCCGGGGCAAATCAGGAAAGCAACGCTGGCGGCGATCTTCTGGGTAACCAGGTCGGATCACAGGGCCAGGCACAGGTTAATGAGCAGGCACAAGGTCCTGCGAAGGAATGGATGAAGGGACTTTCCGAACCCTTCCAGAAATCCAAAAGCCTGTCGAAGTTCGACAACGTCGACGCTTTGGCTAAAAGCTACACGGAGCTGGAAAGCGAACTTGGAAAGCGTGTGCGGATTCCATCCAGGGACGCTTCGCCCGACGACTGGGCGAAGTACTACGAAAGGGTCGGGCGGCCAAAGTCGCCGGACGAATACGCCATAGACCGTGGCAAGACAGATGATTCACTGGTACGTTCCTTCAAGTCGGCTGCCCACGAGGCTGGCCTTACGGTGGAACAGGCAGAGAAGGTCTTCGGTTCGGTGCGCGGGTTTACCGATTCCAGCCAGAAGCTCCGTATGGAGCAGTATACGGCCAGGATGAAGGAAGCCGATGCCACCCTCCGGAGGGAATACGGGCCGCAGTACGATTCCAGGATATCAGACGCCAAGAAGGCGTATGACCTTTTGTTCGACGAGGCTTTGAGGGCCGACATCGTAGAGGCTGGACTTGCGAACAACCCGCGTTTCATCAAGGTTCTTGCTGAACTTGGACCCCAGATCAGGGGGGACTCCTTCCTGAAAGCCGCTGGCCCTGCCGGTGACAGCAAGAAGGATCCGCTTGCATGGATGGACAAGAAGTACGGTTCTGGCTCGGCTTGAAGAAAGGTTAGAACATGGCATTTACAATCGCTAATACCCTGACGCTTCCTGAAGCACTCAGGCATAAAGCTCCGGACGGGAGCTACATGTGGGCATACGACGCCCTCGCCCAGAACAAGTATCCGCTCATCGAAGAGATGGCGTGGACCCAGGCGAACGACGACACGGCACACGAGTTCCTGCGGAACGTATCAAAGCCGACTGGCGCACTGGTCGGCCTTGAGGAAGGCGCTCCCTACGAAGTATCGCAGGACAGGGCGGTCCGCGAGCAGATCTGCCGCATAGAATCCAACATGCGGATGGACATCCGCGCCCTTGAGAAGTCGCCTTCCCCCTCGCAGTTCTACCGCGAGAAGGAAGCACGCCACCTCGAAGGCATGGTCAAGACTGTCCACGAGACTATCTTCGCCAAGAATAGCCGTGGGAACATGGGTGTGAACCCACGCGACATCAACGGACTTGGAACCAGGTTCAATCTGGCCACAATGGCGAACGTCAAACGCCTTGATGGCCTCACGACCACGGTGAACAACACCAGTTCATTGTGGCTTATCAAGCACGGTCCGGACTCCGGATTCTTCGGGATCTACCCGAAGACCGCCAGCCGCTCCATCCAGGTCAATGAACTCGGCGAGCAGTTGGTTGCCAGTTCGTTCGACGGGAACCCGTTCCGTGCCGTGGTCACCAACTTCGCCTGGGAGTTCGGCATCGGCATCATGGATGATGCCTGCGTCCAGCGCCTTTGCGCCATAGCCTCGTCACTGGCCGGATCATTCTTTGAAACTTCATCCGCTGGAACGACCACGAACCTCGGCGAATACGCCCTGATTGACATGATCGAGCGCCTGCCCGGTGGAAACATCGACAACACCGCGATCTACGTAGGTCCTACCCTCATGGGCCAGTTCCGCAAGCGCCTCAATGACAAGGGCAACCTGTTCTTCACGATGGAAACCGTATGGGGCCGCCCCATGCTCCATTTCATGGGCATACCGATAATCCGCGTTGACGTACTCACCGCGAACGAGAACATCTCGGCCTATACGGCTTACGGCGAAATCACGAACGCCTAAGCGGCGGAAGAAAGGAGAGAACACATGGCAC